CCGTGCTCAACGAGCTCATGGAGATGGAGAACACGCAGCGCGCCGAGCACCACAAGGCCGGCAACTCCACGCCCGTCAACTGGCCGCCGATCTACGACCGCTGCGAAGCCCTCCGCGACATCATGGTACACACCCTCCCGAAGAACATCTCGAGACTGCGCGAGAAGCTGCGCGACTACCGCCGCGTCGGCTACGCCGCGCTGGTGTCCGGTCACCTGGTCAACAGCAACGCCGGCAAGATGACCGACGAGGTGGTGGACTTCCTGGTCGCCCTCAAGTGCTCCAAGGTTCCTGTCTACAACAACGCCCAGATCCTGGAGCGCTACAACGTCGAGGCTACCGCCCGCGGGTGGAAGCTCGTCAAGAGCCAGGCTACGATCACCAACACGCTCAACCGCCCGGACGTCCGCCCGCGCTGGGAGGGCTCCGCCCTGGGCAGCCTCACCGCCAAGCGCAAGTATCAGTACCAATTCGCCACGTCGCTGCCTACCGTGCGCGACGCCCTCTGGTATGGTGATGGTACCAGGCTCAACCTCTTCTACAAGGCCTACGTGGACGGCCGGTACCGGATCGCCACGCTCTACGTGTATGAGGTCATCGACGCAGCGACGGAAGTCTTCCTGGGCTGCAGCATAGGTACCGTCGAGAACTTCGAGATGATGCGCGAGGCATACCGCGACGCGCTCGTCTTCGCCGGCCACAAGCCCTACGAGCTCGTGTCCGATAACCAGGGCGGCACGAAACGCGCCGACGCCCAGGAGTGGCTCTCCAAGATCGCCACCGTCTTCCGCACCACCGCGCCGCACCAGCCGTCCGCGAAGACCATCGAGTCCATCTTCGGCCGGTTCCAGGCGCAGGAGCTGCACAAGTGCTGGTTCTACACCGGCGGCAACGTGACGGCCCGCAGCGAGGCTGCGCGCATCAACCGCGAGCAGATCGAGAAGAACATCGACGCCCTCCCTACCTACGAGGAGGTGATCGCCGCGTATATGGACGCCCGGAAGCGCTGGAATGAAGCTGCGCATCCGGACGTCCGCCGTTTCGGCGGCCGCTCCAGGATGGACGTGTACCTGGGCAGCGAGAACACCTCCAGCGAGGTCCTCGGCGACGCAGCCATGCGTGAGCTCTTCTGGCGCACCACGTCGCGCCCGTCCCGCTTCACGCCGCAGGGCATCGCCATCCAGGTGGACGGCCAGGAGTACCGCTACGACGTCTACTCCGCTCCGGACGTGCCGGATCTGGACTGGCGTGACCGCAACACCGGCCGTGAGTTCTTCGTGCAGTTCGACCCGCGCGACATGGAGCACGTCCGCCTGCTCACGCAGGACAGCTACGGCTTCCGCTTCGAGGCCGACGCCGCGCCCTACCGCATCATCCCGCGCGCCGCGCAGGACCAGACCGAGGAGGACCGCCGGTTCATCCGCCTGCAGGACGAGCGCAACAAGGTCCACCGCATCCGCAGGGAGAAGGAGAACTACATGCTGCTGGTCAAGCACGGCATGGCCCCGGAGCAGCACGGCCTGGCCAGCACCGGCCTCACCGGCTTCAACGAGAACCGCGCCACGTACCAGCGCCTCGAGGAGCGCGCGGACCGCGAGATCCGCGCCTCACAGGAGCCCGCGCCCGCGGAGATCTATCCGGAGACCGAGGGCCGCTACACCAAGGAGGAGAGCATGCAGACGCAGTACGACGTCCTCGCCGCCCTGGACCGCCTCTAGACCGAAACCACACACAAAAAAAGCACAGATATGGACAATTTCAAAAAGAAACAGATCGCCGAGCGCGCCGCCCTGTACGTGCAGCGCTATCCGAGCCAGAACATGGCGGCCAACTCCCTGAATGGCATCTCCGCCGCGACGCTTTCCAACATCATCAACGGGAAGTGGGACCGCATCAGCGACGAGATGTTCATGCGCCTGGATTCCCAGCTCGTGAGCCACGAGGACTGGCAGATCTTCTCGACCGCCGCCTACCGTGACATGACGCTCTTCCTGAGCGACGCCCAGGCGGTCAGCTCGGTGATGTGGGTGACGGCGCCTGCCGGTACCGGCAAGAGCACGGCCGCCTCCGTCTACGCCGCGCAGCACCGCCACGTCTACAGGCTGGTGTGCTCCTCCGACATGACGCGCAGCGACTTCGTCCACGAGCTCGCCCGCCTGGTCGGCGTGCGCTCCTTCGGGATGTCCGTGCGCGAGACCTTCCAGGAGATCCTCCGTCACCTCGTGACGCTGGACCGCCCGCTGCTCATCTTCGACGAGGCCGACAAGCTGGGCGACGGCGTGATGTACTACTTCATCTCCATCTACAACGCCCTGGAGGACCGCTGCGGCATCATGTTCCTGAGCACCGCCGCCATCAAGAAGCGCATCCGCAGCGGCGTGGAGCGCGGCAAGAAGGGCTACGACGAGCTGGAGAGCCGCATCGGCCGCCGCTTCGTCGACCTCTCGCCGGTGAGCATCGGAGAGGTGGAGCAGATCTGCTACGCCAACGGTCTGAACGACCGCGGCGCCGTGGCAAAGGTGAAGCAGGACGCAGCCATGTACGGCAACGACCTGCGCCGCGTCAAGCGCGCCGTGCACTCCCAGCTCAAGCGGCAGGGCATGTTGAACCTCGACAGCGCGGAGGCCTAGGGTATGAAGCAGTCACTCTCAGCAGTACAGGCCCTCGGCGTGCGCAACCGTACGCTGCCCGTCTCGGAAGAATGGCGCGACTGCCTGGGGGACGAGATCTCCCGCAACGGCACCGTCTTCTTCTGGGGAGGCAGCGGCAACGGAAAGAGTACGGCCGTGATGTCTTTCGCCAAGATGCTGGCGGAGAACGGGCGCGTGCTCTACGTGTCGCGCGAGGAGGGCTACTCGCTGAGCTTCCAGAACACGCTCTCGAGACTGGGCATGGCCGACTGCGGAACCGCCTTCCAGGTCATCGACAAGGAGACCGTCGAGACGCTCACGCAGCGCCTCTCCCGCCAGCGCAGCCCGGACTTCGTGATCATCGACTCCGTCCAGGTGATGGGGCTGACCTACCAGGAGTTCCGGGCGCTGACGGAGCGCTTCCCGCGCAAGCTCTTCATCCTGGTCAGCCAGGTGGACGGCAAGCAGCCGGAGGGCAGGCCCGCCAAGCGCATGATGTACGACGCAGATCTGAAGCTCTGGGTCGAAGGTCACACGGTATTCTCGAAGGGCCGCTTCATCGGGTCCACCGGCAAGTTCGTCGTCTGGCAGGAGGGAGCTGACCGCTACTGGAGAGGCAAGGATGACTCACAAATCTAGATCGATATGGCAAAACGAGTGTACACCAAGTTCTACGCGCTGCTGCGCAAGAACCCCCGCATCGACAAGGACGAGATGGTCCTGCAGTTCACCGACGGGCGCACGACGCACCTGACGCAGATGACCGACGCCGAGTACGAGGAGATGGTCGCCACCATCGAGACGGCCACCAACAACAGCGCGGAGGAGCTGCGCCGCTGGCGGAGCTCGGCGCTGCTGCGCATCGGCCGCCTGGGCATCAACACCATCGACAACTGGGCGGGCATCAACTCCTTCGTGTCGAGCCCGAAGATCGCCGGCAAGCGCTTCTACGACCTCACCGTCGTCGAGCTGCAGGAGCTGGTCCGCAAGCTCGAGATGATCATCAACAAGGGTGGCCTGCACAACGGCACCGAACAGGCCCGTCAGGACGTGCCGATGACCGTCGTGCACATCCGGCCCTCGGAGGTTGCTAGTTAGTAACCTGGTTAATCAGTAATCAATCACCATTCAAACACACAGAAATATGAAAAAGATGCAGACCGGGGAGGAGACTCCCTACAAGGACAGGGATGGCAAGGCCATCAAGGTCCACAACTCCATCGCCGACGCCACCGGCGCCCGGTACTATGTCAACTCAGCCTGCCAGGCCGTGCCCGTCGGCGAAGGAGCTGCCGTGCCCCTGGAGGAGCTGGTGAACGACAAGGAGCTCGGCGTGCGCGTGCTCTCCGCCACCGAGGTCGGAAAGCTCGAGAGCGAGCGCAGCGCCACCTCCCGCGAGACGCCGTCCGCAAAGCAGCAGCAGATCGACAAGAAGAATGACGAGGAGGCTGCCAAGCTGACAAAGCTCGCCAAGGAAGGCAAGCTGGAGATCACCGAGGAGGACATCAAGTCCGAACTGCAGATGATCCTGAAGCTGATGCCGGACGAGATGCTCGCCGACGAGCTGAAGCGCCGCGGATATATGCTGCAGGCTATCAAGATCAACATCAAAAGGATCTAGCCATGGACACCTTGGGACCTGTCATACTGCTGGCAATCATCTGCCTCATCGACGGCATCGTCATCGGTACGAGCGTGACCTGGTTCGTCTCGCACCGGACATACATGCGCAAGCACGCCGCGCTGCACCAGTCACGTAAATAACAGCTGACGCCATGGAACGCATTTTCTTCGTGACACACGATTATCCGCCCAACGGCCGCGCGTCGGCCATGGAGCGCACGATGTTCGAGGAGGCCAAGGGGCTGTATATGCACCACCTCGTGAAGGAGGGAGACCTGGACGACATCGTTCTTTCCCTGCAGGAGCGGCAGCTGGTCTACAGCAAAAGCATGAAATCTCGCAAGACGGTGACTATCGACCACAAGCCGAGCCGCAGCTACATCTCCGGAGGCTTCCACTACATCCACATCGGCAACTCGTCACTCACTCTCATCGAGGTGCAAGGCGAGATCCCGCAAAAGTGAAATGCCATGACGAAAGTATATGACTTCTCGAACGCCTTTGTCAGGGCTCTTTATAATAGAGATACAGAGATCTGCAAGAAGGCTATCATGCTGCTTTTTCCCGGTGAGGAAATCGGAGAAGAACTGAAGCTCGTCTACAAGCCTGGGAAATGCACCTACATGGAGGACCTCTCCGTCTTCTGCCGCGGGAAGCTGCTGATGAAGCGGACTTCGAAGACCAGGACAGGCTTTACGCAGGAATACGAATCACCTATTTTCAAAACCAAATCATCAAAATCCAAATAGCTTATGAGCGACAACAAGAACACAGTGGCCGTCCAGATGACGGCCGAGGAGAAGGCCCAGTTCGAGGTCTTCAAGCAGGAGCAGGCTCGGATCAAGGCCGAAGAGAAGCTCCAGCAGCTGCGCACCAGCTACGACGCGCTCCGGGAGCAGTTCGTCAAGAAGACGATGCGGGCCCTGAAGCCGCTGTCCGAGCAGATCCGCAAGAAGAAGGCGGAGGTGCTCGAAGAGGCCGCCGCCCTCCAGGCGCTGAAGGCCGAGCTGCTGGGCATCGACGGGAAGGAGATGCCGAAGTCCCACACCTTCACCAATGCCGCCGGCACGATGCGTGTCACCGTCGGCGTCTACGAGACCGACGCCTACGACGACACCGTCGAGGAGGGCATCGCCAAGGTGAAGGGCTACATCGAGAGCCTTGCAACAGATCCGAAGAGCCAGCAGCTTGTGAAGATGGTACTGAGCCTGCTGCAGCGCTCCGCCAACGGAGCCCTGAAGGCGTCCCGCGTGGTCCGGCTGCGCAAGCTGGCCGACGAGTCCGGAGACGCGGAGTTCCTGGAAGGCGTGCGGATCATCGAGGCCGCCTACAAGCCGGCCGTGAGCCGTACGTACATCCGCTGCGAGAAGAGGGAGATCGACGAGAACGGCGGCCAGGTGCACGATTGGGAGGCAATTCCCCTAGGAATGACCGAATCTTAGCAAAACATCGACGGATATGGCAAATCGAACCAGGAACCAAGAGCTGCTCGAGAAGCGCAACGCGAAGATCGCCGCCCGGTATTACTACCTGACGGAGGATCTGCGCTGGCGGAGCGATGATGCCATCCAGCGCCTGAGCGAGGAGGAATTCTTCCTCACGCCGGTGACCATCATCGAGATCCTTCGGAGAACGAACAAGCTCACGAAGGACGAGCTCCGGAGGAACGCGAAGCTGGGAACTCCGACCATGAGGACCAAGCTCACGCCGGAGCAGATCTCATTTATGCCCTCAAATCCGACAAAGTAACCAATCCGGGCGGGTGGAGATCGCCCGCCCTTTTAAAATCACACACACATGAAAAGAGAGAATACATCTAGCGTAGGTTTCGACAGAACCTACAAGGAGATCTTCCCGGGTGACACCATCCAGGACCATCTCGGGAAGAGATACGAGATCACCGCCACCGGTCTCGCTAAGAGTGCCGATGGTACCGAGGTGAAACTGTCCTCGCTGCACGGCGCTGAGCTGGTAACTCAACACATCGAAGACGGGCAGCTCGTTTGCCCTGCTGCGACCGAGCCCATGCGCCCGAAGACGACGGTCGGCTACGTGGCCATCTCGGCCATCGCCCGCGAAATCGATGTGCCGGCCCGCGGCTGTGTCGAGGCCGTCAAGAAAAACATGGAGCTCATACGCCGATATGAAGCGTTCCGGAAACATTTAAATAGCAAATAAATGGAAACCATTCTTTTGATAGCGCTAGCCTGCCTGGCCGCCTATATTTTGTATCGTATCATCCAGAGTCTGCGTGTGCGGGTGAAACCAGAGATTGATCCTAAATCGATTGGCGTGGTCAGAAATGAGCTTATTATATGGCGGCACGAACACTTCTTAGGAAAACGTGACGGGATCTTTGATGGAGAATATCTCGACAGAGATTCGCAGTACGATCTTGCCGTTAGATTATTTAATCGGGGAAGCGCGGATATGTGCCTTAGGATCGCCGAGGCCATCGAACGAGAAATCGCAAAACAGGAGAAGGAGGACGAGGAGGTAGCAAAAAGTCTACGAGAAGTTTTGCGAACTATCAACCGAATTTCTATGTTACAAATGAGGACGTATAAGTGATATGGAAGCCGATCCTAAGCTCCTGGAACAACAGGATCCTGTTGACGCCAGCCCTGCATCTGCTACTGCAGCTCTCGAGATTGATGAAGAAACGTTTAACCGCCACTATATGTGGGAATAGCATGAAGAAGATCTTATACAACGGAAATGTGTACCGCGTGCGGTACGTTAGGCGAGGTCGCGCAGAGATCGCCGCCATGGAGCGGTGCTGCCGTAAATGCGCGTTTGGGGCACGGGACGCTAATTGCAATTGCCCCATCGACTGCACTGTTTACAACAAACGAACCCGGTCCGGCCGTACCACGCACGATTCCTACTTCCGGCGAATCAACCCGTATAGCCTTTGGCCGGATCTGATTATCGGCCTCATCGGCCTCGCCATCGCTGTCCTTCTTGGCGCCCTCAAATCAATGTAGTTATGCATACAACACCAGCACCGCCACCCCAACCTCCTGAGATGTTCGCGGCTCGGGAGAAGAAAGCGGCCTTCATCCGCGAGACCGCGGTGAGATTCGCAACCGCGAGAGTTAATCTAATGTACTCGAAAGTCGTCGATGACGCCGAGATGCTCGCAAAAGAGCTCGAAGATAGAGGCTATCTGTAGGTATACGGAGGCGCCCAGGTGAATAGCCTGGGCGCTTCTTTTATTTTTTTTGCGCATTTTTTGAAAAATAATTTGTTTTTTCAAAATAAAGTGTTACCTTTGCATCAGAAACAAACGACAAAGCAAATGAAACTCTATCACGGATCCTCCTGCAAGTTCACGGCTGAAGAAAACCGCTGCATCTATGCGACTGCGAACATCGAAGAAGCGCGCGAATACGCACTCGGCCTGGACGACCTCGGAAACTATGCTGATGAGTCGTTCATCTATGAACTTGAGGTCGACGAGACGAAGGCTGTCGAAATTGCTGACTTCATGGAGTTCGACGTGTTGGGGTATAGCAATTATGACGAGATGCCGGAGATCGCGCACAACTCTGAGAGCGGCTATTTCTGCATTAAGCACCCCGCTGGGCTGCGCCTGGTTGAATCTTATAAAAACGAACTGTAATACATCTGCGCCATGGAAAAGAACATTACCAAGTCCTACAACTCGCCGAAGAATCGCTATCGCGCGAGCCTCGTCTTCTCCGAAGCTCTTGACTTCGGCAACACCATCAGCTTCACGGCCATGTCGCTCGACGATTTGCACTGGCGTGTTGCCGCCGAGATTAACCGCCACCGGGAGACCGGCCACCGCGAGCTCACCGCGGAGGTCACTGTCTACGAGAACAAGGACACCTATCCGAAGTTCGACTGGGTCGAAATCGAGAAGTATACGATCTGATGGCAGGCGTCAAAGGAATGAAGGGCGGCGGTGGTCGCCGCCCTGGATCCGGCCGCAAGGCGACCGGCAGCAAGAAGGTCCAGGTCACTATCACCATCACCCCGGAGCAGCGGGAGGATCTGGACGCGCTCCGGTCTATCGGTGTAGACGTGAACGATGAAATCGGAAAGGCGATCTCCCGTCTGGCCATTGTGCGGAGAATTCCTCCAAGCCAGGAGTAGCGCCATATAATGAAGGCGCCCAGGTGTTGAGCCTGGGCGCCTTCGTTTTACTCCACGCGGGGAAACTTGACCGTCACCTTGGGCGTTGCCTGGGTGGCCACCTTGGGCGGCTCCAGCATCTCGGTGACGACGCAGCTGTAGGACTGCTCGTACACCTTGATTCCATGGTTCCAGGTGAAGAACCGGCTGCTGATCCGGATGAGCGGTCCATTCCCATCGACGCGGTGCCCCTGCAGCAGCTTGTGCACCTTGGAGCGCATCTCCGCCCGCTGGGCGATGTAGTGCGTGGTACCGGAGCCGTGGTGCGTGTCGTCGTAGCAGTCGATGATCAGGCGCGCCCGGATGGTTGCGGTGCCCTTCTGTGAGAGCCCCTCGATGTTGGACCAGGTTACGTCCGGCGCATCGATGAGCAGCGCCGGGTAGGTGAGCGGGTAGGTGTCTCGACCTTCCTGGTCAATCATCTCGAGCTGGCCGTAGTCCTCGTCGATGGTGGAGAGCTCGGGCATCATCTGCCCGAAGAGGTTAATGAGATCTTGCAGTAATTTTTCCATTTGAGTGCTGATTTACAAAGTTACGGAGCTCGGTGTCGATGAC